AAAACCCAAAAAAACCCAAATTTTAAAATTTTCTTTTTAAAAAAAAAATAATAAAATAATTTAATATAAAAATTTTTAATAAAAAAAAAAAAAAAGAAAAATAAAACAAACACTCCACTACATACTATGACCTCGAAAGTGGACACTCCACACTACCCGGTATAAGGGTATATGACTAGGGGGGACTGGGGGGTATGGCTTGATTCCGCCCTAAGTCGTTGACTCCCTAGCAGTTACCGGGACTAGGGGGTTAACTGAAAGTCGATTGAAAGCTACTTGAAAGTTGTTGGAGAGTTACTCGAAAGTTGACCGAAGTTGAAGTAAATTATCATTACATGATGGTGAGGTATCTAGTCGATAGGACTTGACAAGTCGAGAGCCATCCGCTATACTTCTATTAGATGAGCGACACGGGCCAGTCAATCCCGACTAGCCTAGTCCAGACGGAAAACATGTAGGAGTATACGTTATGAAAACTGAAACTTTCAAAGGTGAGATTTCATCGGCATTCGGTAACAAGCTGGAAAAGCCTGTAAACTTTTCTGGTAGCTTCGAATCGTATGATTTGCCAGAAGGAAAGGGAAAAGATAAGGTTTTGTTTGATGCGCCAGAAGGTGCGGATAAGATTGCTGATGGTGATGTTCCTACCGTTGCAGAACTTTACGCCTACGTTAACGGATTGAATAAGAACAATGCGCGTCAGAAAGCTATGGCAGCCGCATTAGCTGAGGCAGGTATTGAAAAGCCGAATCCGAATGACCCTGCTGTAGTTATGGCGCGTATGCTAAAGGATATTGAAAAGCTGGACGTTCCGCAGGATACGAAGGAAATGCTTACCGCAGTATTGCGTAAGAAGCAGGAAGCAGGGGTAACAGCGTAAGTAGATACAGATAGACAAACGAATGGCCCGGTAGCTAGAGTATATCTAGTATCGGGCCATTGTTTTATTTAGTAGCCTCATCAACTATCATCTTGAGTAATGCAAGTTTTTGATTGTCGGTTATTCCCTTCAGTCTGTTCAAGTCATTAATCATCTTCAGTATTACTTTCCATTTTGTAATTTTCATTTTACGCTCCTAGTATCTGAGTTTAATGGATACGATGATAACCCCTTCACGCGATGGATAGAGCAAGTCGAATAACTCCCATGCATTATCTATTAATTCGCTGATAATACCAAAGTTAGATTCGACTAGTGTTCTATGTCCGTTTGAAAATTGGATTGTGTATAGAGTCATTATGCTTCCTTTTCATACAAAATGTTTGCGATGGCAATAGCGTTATCTGAAAAGAAGTAACGCGATATGGCCGATACAACTTGGATGTTAGGGCGCGATTCGTGCGCCTGATTAATGTGGATTAACTCAGTGTGATTAATCGGTATTCGTGTCGCGCTACATACAGGACAATGCGCACGATTAGGTGAAAACCAATCAGAGCAAATCTGACAACGGATAAGTTTTAGTTTCATGTTATTCTCCAGTAATAGTTAAAGTGAAATCGTGAAGTGGAAGAAAATTGAAAACTTCAGACCACGAATAGAACGCGCGTGTTCTTTGACCGATAAATGAAACAATCTTGAACGTATCACCATCGTTAATCACACGTAATCTAATCTGCATATCTAACCTCCGCATATAGAATACAGCCTAGCCATTAATCTGTCAACTACAAGATGTAGTGACACGTTATACTATACCACCATATGTAGTATACAGCCTAACAAGTATACATCTACCACATATACATCATATCATACAAATATGTCAGTGTCAAGTTTTATTTTGTATTAAATTGTATCAGGGCATACCATATGTTGTGGATACATACCCCCTATGCCACATTATGTAGGGGCCCCATATGGCATGAAATTTGCGGTGTTCACAAGCATATACTACCCTAATTTTTTTAGACTATAAAATAAAAGGTACCATATTCTCTTTTGGTCCCATAAAACTATATAATAGAATTAAGAATCGAAAAGTTCAGAGGGTTGACATTGGGTTAGGTCTATGGTATAATGGACTTGTCAGTCGGACTACCTCTGAACTCTGCTTTCGAGATTTTACTTTATTGGTTTTGTAGTTAATCTGAAATAAAAATGTAGTTCAGAAGTATGATACGACGGGTGTAGCTACCTATTAGTAGAGAGACTTTCACTCAGTTAGTAAAAAGAAAAGGTGGTTATCATGCCCGAAATGACAGAGAAAGAAGCACTAGACAAGTTGAAGTCTGAATCTGCTGCTGTTAATAAACCATCTGATATAAATAGTTTAAATCCTATTAAAAATAATAATCCATCTGATATGTCGGCTGGTTCAGCAGGTTCACAACGTAATACTAATCAACCTGATGCATCTGATTTAGATAATAGTAAAGCACCTGCTCCTGGTACTGGTGATACTGGTGCTGGTTTAGCTACTGATGGTAGAGGTAAACAGAAACTTGATAGTGAAGTAAAAGACCATACTTCAGGACCGGCTGTTAATGAATCAGATAAAGCTAGTAAAACATCAGGTACTACAGCAGGAGTAACTGGTATTGCTGCTGATAAAGGTGCAGGTTATAGTGCTGATGTACTAAAGAAAATGAATGAACCTGTACGAGTTAAAAGACTTCTAGGTACTGAAGAAATTGAAGTTCTTGCAACTCGTAGTTCAATGAATATCATCGACCGTAATGGTAGAAAGCTTACTGTTGGTCTTACTGTTCATCTTCCTGTACGTATTGTAGGTATGAACTCAGCACAGGAAATTGAAGTAGTTTATCCCCCTTATCTTCCTGTTACTGAAGAAGTACCTTATTATAAGGATGGTAAGCTGGTCAATGCTGACGGTAGTAATTATGATGGTAGTACGTTTAAGTTGAATGATAGTAATAAGGTAATCAACATACATACTAATGCTGCTCCTGAAACTGATAGTAATGTACCTAAACAGCAGACTCTTATTGTTGATGCTGTTAAGCTAGAAAGATTCTAAGTTATGAATAGAAGGGGTTTCATACGTGCTGTTACCACTATAATAGGTGGTAAGGTGTTAGGATTAGATGGTATAGTTAGTAATGTAATTACTACCTATCGCTATCCTACCAGCATGTATGGAATCCCTTATCATTGTTCTGATGCAAGTACTAGTGAATGGTTAGGTATTCAACGTGTACCATTAGTATCAACTAGAGATATGAGAATACCATTACAGATTAGACCAGATTCAATGATTATAAGTCCTATAGAAGAAGTTAAAGGATATTAACATGATACCTATAAGTCCAGTATTACCAAATCAACCCGGAGCAAAAAGTTACGAAATAGTTTTTGCTAAAGACCAACCAGAATATTTGCCATTACCTGCAATTAAAACTACTGATGGTCAAGTAATTACTAGATGGAAGTTATCTCTTAAAGAAAGAATTATTATTCTGTTCACAGGTAATTTATTCTTACGGCAATTAACTTTTAACAATCAATTACAGCCACAATCTCCATCTCTTAAAGAGCCTCAACTTATTATAGGGTAATGACATGCCAATGCTTGTAGTTGAAGATGAAGATTTTGAATTAGAAATGAATAGGCTGTCTGGTCCTAGTTCATCTATCATAAAGATGGATAAATTAGGTCGGCCGGATGGTTGTAAAGAAACGCCAGAATCTATACGTGCATTAATTGCAGGTGATAAGATTGCTGGTAATGGTACAATTAAAGAGATAGCTAAAGCCTATGGTGTTTCTACATCAGCAGTAACTTCATATGCTGATGATTCAACTTCAAGAAATGATGCAGCGATAGGTAGAATTGATACCAAACTACAAGAACATAATGATAAAGTTAGAAATAAGATTCGGGGCCGAGCACAGAATAAACTCGCACTTGCATTAAAGCACATTACAGAGGATAAGTTAGAGGGTTCAAAAGCTACTGACTTATCCTCTATTGCTGCTAACCTATCTAAAGTAGTTGATAAGACTACACCTAAATCTGAAGGTCCATCAGTTACAAACAATATTCATTTCTACAGTCCACAACAGATTGGACCTAATAATTTTGAAACTATTGATGTTACACCTGAGCGGATTGAACGAGCTTCATAGGAATTAAAATGCCAATAGTATATGATGCTTTAGTAGCTTCAGGAGTATCTGCATTAAATGCTGCTGGTGCAATACCACAAGCATCAGAAGCAGATAGATTTGAAGTTGGTGTAGAATTTGGAGCAGGTACTTCTGCTGGTACAGTAGTTATAGAATCTGCACATGACCCTGCATTTGCTGGTACATGGCATATTGAAGCTACAATAGCATGGGCAGTTGTATCTAGTTATAAACATGCATCTATTGTTGGGCCACGTCGAGCATTACGATATAGAGTATCTGTTGCTATTGTAGGTGGTACAGTTTCTATTTATGCTAAGGCATCTAGAGGATAACTTATGAAAAAGTTATTGTTAATCGCGTTAATATTTGCATCAGTTTCATGCTCAAAAATAGATAATGTTATTACTATTCATGCACAAACATTACCTATCACTAAAACATTTGCTTGGGATGCTTTACCAAGTGAACAACAAATTATTAATTATAATGTAACTCTTGATAAAGTTACAGTAGCTTCACCAGTTACTAATTCACAGCAAGTAACATTTACTACAGCGGGTATTCATGTATTAACTGTATCAGGTACTAATACATGGGGTACTGGTCCATCTTCTACATTAACCATTGATATTATTTTGCCCGGTACAGTAATTAATCTTGGAATAAAATAAATTTTTGGATGCGAGATATATATGGAAAAGATGCGTGGTCGTATTAAGTCTATAAAGAAGAACTATGGATTTATTGGTGGACAAGATAGTAAGGATTACTTTTTTCATTGGACATTTTTATGTGTGTCCAAGGAATGTAAGACATTTAATCAGTTAGCTGTAGGTACTACTGTAGAGTTTGTACCTGAAAAAGCTGAGAATGACCAGGACAGAGCTAGAGAAATCGTAAGTATTGATTAGGATAATTATGTGGGACTCGACTGAAGTTCTTAACATGGTTGGCTCAGTAGGTATTCTGATAACTGCTTTAGGTGCAGTCATAGTGAATATCATTGTAGCTGTTAGAACTGGTAAGAAACTTGATACTAGCTTAAATAATCAAAAAGAAATAAGCCATCAAGTAGCAGAAGTTCATACTATTACTAATAGTAATCTCTCATTAGTTAAGGCTGAATTGGTTAAAGCAACAATGCAAATTGATGAGATGAAAACATTCATTAGAGATTTGAAAAGTGAGCGAGACAAACTTGCTTTATCTACTGTTAATGCTGCTGCTGCTAGTCATGGTAATCAAATTAGTAGTGAGACAACCAAGAATACTAAATCACAGGAGAAAAAGTAATGGACCTAGTATTTCTAGTCCTAGCTTTCGGTTGTTTTCTTCTTGCTGCATTACCAATGGGTAATCCTTATTGGAATCGTTTAATTGCAGCGGGATTATGTTTTTGGGTAGCAACCCAATTTCTCACGCGCTTAATGTAAATAACTAATAGAGGAGACAGAATGAAAATCAATTATTTCCAGATTCTTAATCTTATTAACATGGGAATGGTTCTAGTTGAACGAATTAAAGGTAAGGCAAGTAAAGAAGAACGAATTAATGAAGCTATTGACCAGGCAGCACCATTTGTTGAAGCATTAGAAGTTACATTTGGTAAAGATTTACTGAAGCAAGATGAAATTAAGCCACTAGTTGTGGATTATATTACTGCGGCTAAGACTCTTGTGAATGGTATTGATAGGTTTAAGAATTTGAAAGTTAAGGCTGACCCTATTGCTGGTGGTACTACTGGTAATACACCTGTTCAATAAATAAATGGAAGTATCGGTTACTAGTCCGTTTGAGAATGAACTAAAAGAATGGAAGCCGAATCCTAAGCAGGAAAGATTCATAAGTCTTCCATTCTCCATTTTTGAAGGATTTTATGGTGGTCAGAAAGGACCGGGCAAATCTGAAGTATTAGTTTTGCTACCAGTTCTATATGGATTCCATAATAATCCCAACTATCGCGGCTTGTATATGCGTCGTACTTACGCAGATATTGAGCGCGAGGTACTTGATAGGCAACGTAAATATTATCCTTCTACTGGTGCAGTATTAAATGAGCAAAAGAAAAGATGGAAATGGCCTAATGGCGCGGTCGATAGGTTAGGTCATGCTGAAACTGAACAGGGTGTTAGAGAATATGATACGGACGAGTATCATTGCTTACGATGGGACGAACTTACTCATTTCCTGTACTTTCAATATCAGTATTTATCTTTTACTCGTGTACGTTCAAGCGACCCATTTTTACCAGCTATTGTTAGGAGTGCAGGTAACCCTGGTAATATTGGGAATAAATGGGTTTATGACAGATTTATCAAGCCTGCTCCGTTTGGCTTCAAGAGATTACGAGAACGAGTTAAAGACCCAATCACAAATGAATGGAAATGGTTAGAAAGAATATTTGTACCGGCTGAACTTAAAGATAACATAGCGCATATAGACCCTACGTATGGTCTTAAGTTACAGTTATTAACTGAAGCAGAACGTAGAGCAGCATTTGGTGATTGGTTTGCATTTGCAGGACAAGTATTTACTGAATGGAGATTACAACCGTTTAGAGATGAACCTGATAATGCAAGACATGTAATACCATCATTCCCAATACCTACATGGTGGCCGAGAATAGTATCAATAGATTGGGGATGGGATGCAAATACTAGTATTATATGGGGAGCGATAGCACCGAACGGTCAGGTATATGTTTATCGAGTTTATAATCATCGCAATAAATATATTAAAGACTGGGTTCGTGATTTTGTTAACTTAAGTAGTGGTGAAACACAAGCTATTAGACGAATTAAGATTTGTCATAGTGCTACTCAAGAACGTGGTGAACCTAAAACTATTTTAGAACAAGTTAATGACGCATTAAAAGAGAATGATTTTCCAGTTCAGTGTTTTCTAGGTAAACGTGATAGGGTTGGCGGTAAAATGCTAATCCATGAATACCTTAGATGGAAAACTATTGATGAGAAAATACTTAGGCAGTCATATAACGAGAATTTAGCTAATGCTATACTTAGACAGTATGGACAAGAACGATACGATGCATATAATAAGATATTCATACCGGAAATAGAAGATAATCTACCAAAATTACAGTTATTTGATAAGGAAACTACTGAGTTACAAGAAGTAATACCAAATTGTCAGTACGAACAGAGAGAAAATAAGAATACTGAAGACGTTGCTCAGTTTAAAGGCGATGATTTATATGATAGTTTGCGTATATTACTTGAATCTGCTGATGAATACGTAAAGGAAGCAAGAGATGAATTTGCAACCAGACAGGTCATTGACAATGTGGTGGCTCAGTTCCATAAAAATCAGGATGCAACAGAGTTTTACCGCAGTATGGAAGTGGTTGAAGCTAAGTCTGTACAGAACTATGAACCTGTTAGGCGGTATCATCGCCCGTCGTACCGCCGTTAAATTTACTAAAGAGCAATTACATCATAATGAAGTAGTTGAGTTATATAAAGAACGCATCACCGGGCTAGAACTAGAATTAGAACTAGCTCGTAATGAAAAAGATAAATATGAAGGTTTGTTATTCAGACAGTTAGGTTTGAATCAGGATGTAACTGTTACTGGTATGAAACCAGAAGATATGAAATTTATTAGTCGCCCAATGTCACCGGGTAGATTACGTAATTCTTTAGAGCATGATAGTCGAATGGCTGCTGGCAAGAAATAATGCCAAAGAATAAAGAACTATCAGACGAATTAAAGAACGAACTTAAGACTATAGCTAAAGCTCTTAAGAATCGTGACCAAGCAGTACGTGATAGACATTTGCGTCTACTCAAGATGCTTGAATTATATTGGAAGAATATACATAACATCTTTTGGGATGCTGCTGCAAAAGATTATAGGAATATAAATGACCAAAAGCTCAATGAAGATTTGGACATGTATTATGCTGATAAAGTTATTAACATTTATAGGGCGCACGGAGAGTCTATTATTGCAGCCCTTTCACAAGATTTACCACAAACTATATTTGTACCAGATGACGCTGAAAATCAAGACGATAAACGAACGGCAGAAGTATGGACGAGAGTTAGTGAATTAATTGCACGTGAACAAAAAGCTATTCTTATTGTAATGCGTGCTCTTTATCTCATCTATAATCAGGGCACTATTGCTGCTTATGTTTATAGTAAAGAAGATAAAGATAATGGTACGTATAGTGTTCCGCAATATGGTAGAGGTAAAGTATACACAGATTTTGAAGTTTGCCCTAATTGTGGTGCTGATTTAGGTTCATCTTCTCGTTCAATGGATGTTATAGTAGAACCTGAACAAGTAATGTGTGAAGGCTGCGGGCAGGTCGTAGTACCATTTGTTGAGACTGATGAAGAAGAAATACCAATTATTACAGGTTATGACGAGAAACCTAAGCCACGTCCTTGTATTGAAGTTTATGGAATGTTGAATGTTAGAGTTCCTCATTTTGTTAGAACTCAAAAGGAATGCGGTTATTTAATTCTCGAAACTGAAACTGAAAAGGAATATGCTGAATCTATTGCTGACCAAGATGTAGCTAAAACTGGTGATGATTATGAAACTGGTCGTTGGGCTAGAATAGGTTCAGATTTTGAATGGGAAGATGCTGGTGATTTAGTTACATGGTCTAGAATTTGGTTAAGACCGTGGCAATTTAGACGTGCTTCTAGTACTGAGCATAGAGATAAACTACTTAAAGAGTTTCCTAATGGTTGTTATTTCCTTTTAATGAATGATACGTTCATTGAAGTGGAGTCTGAATCACTTGATGAACATTGGATTATTAGTCATTCACCGTTAAGTAGTCATATTCATGCTGAGCCGTTAGGATTACCAGTTAAAGCAGTACAAGATATGCGGTCTGAAGTTGTAATACTTCAACTGCAATCAATGGAATATTCAATACCGGAAACATTTGCTGACCCAGCAGTATTAGATTTTCCGTCATATAATAAAACTGAAGTTGCACCGGGACAGGTATTTCCAGTTAAATCAGTACCTCCTGGTAGAGCATTAGGTGATTCATTTACTACTCTTAAAACTGCGGCTTATCCTCGTGAGTCAGAAGAATTTAAGAAATCACTAGATGCTGACGGACAATTTGTATTAGGTGATTTTCCATCAATATATGGTGGTGTTCAATCAGGTGGAAGTAAAACATTTGCAGAATATAGTGCGTCACAAGCTAGAGCGTTACAGCGTCTTAGCATTACTTATAAGATACTTCAAACTTTCTGGGCCGCAACCACAGAAAAAGCTACTCGTATATTCATTAATG